ACATGAGCCAGCGCGAGTTGTCGGAGCGCTGGACCATCGCCGAGACCACGCTGGAGCGCTGGCGCTCGATGGGCATCGGCCCGGTCTACGTGAAGCTGCCCGGACGCGTGGTCTACCGCATCACCGATGTCGACGCCTACGAGCGCCGTTGCCTGCGTCGCAGCACCAGCGAGTCGGTCCTGGTCGGAGGTGCCGCATGAGCACGACGCCTCTGCACATTGCCGCCACTCGCCCGGCCGGCCACTTGTCCCGCAAGAGCGCCGAAGAGCTGTTTGTCCTCAAGCACGAAGCGGTGCGCGCACTGACGGCCGCCAAGAACGTTGTCGAACATCTGGATCGTGCGCTGGAGTTGAAGTACGCCGACCGCGCCCAGCTGTTGCGCCTCCAGGCCGGCAAGGACACCGGTGCGGTGACCTTCGAGGACGGCACCGTCAAGGTCACCGCCGATCTGCCCAAGCGCGTTGAGTGGGACCAGGAGCGCCTCGCCACCATCGCCCAGCAGATTGCCAAGGGCGGAGACGATCCGGCCGAGTTCATCGAGATCGCCTACCGGGTCTCGGAGACCAAGTTCAATGCGTGGGCCGATTCCCTGCGCAAAGCCTTCGAGCCGGCGCGCACGGTCAAGACCGGCAAGCCGAGCTTCAAGCTGGTGGTGCAGGCCGACGAACTTGGCCGCCGCGCGCAGGTGTCGGCATGAGCACCGTCGCCACGCTTCGCGCGGTTGCCACCACCCCTGGGTTGCCGATCATCACGGCCGATCAGCGGCTCGCCGAGCGCCGCGGGATCAAGGGCGTGCTCGCCGGCAAGTCGGGCCTGGGCAAGACCAGCCAGTTGTGGACGCTGGATCCGCACGCCACGCTGTTCTTCGACCTGGAGGCCGGCGATCTCGCCGTGGAAGGCTGGACGGGCGATGCGGTGCGGCCGCGCACCTGGTCGGAGTGCCGCGATTTTGGGGTGTTCATCGGCGGACCCAACCCGGCGCTGCGCGATGACCAGCCCTACAGTTCGGCCCACTTCGATGCCGTCTGCCAGCGCTTTGGCGACCCCGGCGCCATCGATCGCTACCAAACGATCTTCGTCGACTCGATCAGCGTCGCCGCGCGCCTGTGCCTGCAGTGGTGCAAGGGACAGCCGCAGGCGTACTCCGACCGCACCGGCAAGCCCGACGCGCGCGGCGCTTATGGCTTGCTCAGCAGCGAGATGATCCAGTGGCTGACGCACCTGCAGCACGCCCGCGGCAAGAACGTCTGGTTCTGCTGCCTGCTCGACGAGAAGCTCGACGAGTTCAACCGGCGCGTGTACTCGCTGCAGATCGAGGGCGCCAAGACCGGGCTGGAACTGCCGGGAATCCTCGATGAGGTGATCACGCTGGCCGAATTGAAGGCGGACGACGGGTCCAGCTACCGCGCCTTCATCTGCCAGACGCTGAACCCGTGGGGCTTTCCGGCCAAGGATCGCTCCGGTCGGCTGGACCTGATCGAGGAACCGAACCTCGCGCGGCTGATGGCCAAGATCGCCGGCCCGCGTCCCGGTGGCGCGCCGCGCCTGGACTTCACCGCCGGCCCGGTCACGCCGCCTGCCGCCCCTGCCAATCCCACGCCCGCCGAACCCCCGGCGGCGCAGCCCACCTTCGCCTGAGGACCCTGACCATGAGCTACTTTGATTTCAACAGCGCCGAGGACTCGGCGCAGAACCAGCCGCTGATCCCGAAAGGTGCGCTGGCCAAGGTGCGCCTGTTCATCCGCCCGGGCGGCCACAACGATCCGGCCAAGGGCTGGACCGGCGGCTACGCGCGGCGCAGCGCGGATACCGGCGCGGTGTATCTGGACTGCGAGTACACGGTACTCGACGGTCCCTATGCGCGGCGCAAGCTGTGGACGCTGATCGGGCTGCACTCGGAGAAGGGCGACGCCTGGATGAAAATGGGGCGCGCGTTCATCAAGGGCATCCTCAACTCCGCGCACGGACTGCGCGCCGAGGACGACAGTCCAGCCGCGCAGGCCAAGCGTCGCATCGAGAGCTTTGCGGATCTCGACGGTCTGGAATTCGTCGCCAAGATCGACGTCGAGCGCGACGATCGCCAGGGCGAGAAGAACGTCGTCAAGGGCGCGGTGGGTCCGGAGCACAAGGACTACGCGGCCCTGATGCACGGTGGACACGGCGCCGCACCAGTGACCGGTGGCGGATCGGGCTCGCCGCTTCCCCCGCCTGTGGCGGCGCGCGCCGGCGTCCCGACGCGACCCGCCTGGGCGCAGTAACGGAGGCGCCCCGTGATCCTTCGTCCGCGCCAAGCGGTCCTGGTCGAGCGCTCCCTCGCAGCGCTCCGCCAGCACCAGAACACCCTCGCCGTCGCACCGACCGGCAGTGGCAAGACGGTCATGCTGTCGGCCGTCGTCGGTCGCGTTCTGGCCGAGCCGGATGCCAAGTCCTGCGTACTGGCGCACCGCGACGAACTGACGGCCCAGAACCAGGCCAAGTTCGCCCGCGTCAATCCCGGCATCTCGACCTCGGTCGTCGATGCTGACGCCAAGTCCTGGTCGGGCCGCACGACGTTCGCGATGGTGCCGACGCTGACGCGCGAGACCAACCTCGCGCAGATGCCCGTCCTCGACCTGATCGTGGTCGACGAGGCGCATCACGCGACCGCCGCGAGCTATCGCCGCATCCTCGACGCCGCGCAGTCCAAGAACAGCCGACTGCAGGTGTTCGGGGTGACCGCCACGCCCAACCGCGGCGACGGCGTGGGCTTGCGGGCGGTGTTCTCCAATGTCGCCGATCACATCCGCTTGGGTGAACTGATCGCATCGGGCCATCTGGTGCGCCCACGCACCTTTGTGGTCGATCTCGGGGTCCAGGGCGAACTCAGCCAGGTCCGCCGCAGCGCCAGTGACTTCGACATGTCGGCGGTCGAGGCCATCCTCAACACCGTGCCGATCACGCAGCAGGTGATCGCGCACTGGCGCGCTCAGGCCGACGGTCGCAAGACCCTCGTGTTCTGTTCCACCGTCGCCCATGCCGAAGATGTGGCGCGCGCGTTCAGTGCCGCCGGCATCGCGTCCGTGGTCATCCATGGCGAGTTGCCGGCCGCCGAGCGCAAAGCGCGACTGACCGCCTACGAGCGCGGCCCCATCCAGGTCGTCGTCAACGTCGCGGTGCTGACCGAAGGCTATGACTACACGCCGACCAGTTGCATCGTGCTGCTGCGTCCCAGTTCGCACAAGTCGACGCTGATCCAGATGGTCGGGCGCGGGCTGCGAACCGTGGACCCCGCCGAGCACCCGCACGTCGACAAGTCCGACTGCGTCGTCCTCGACTTCGGGACCGCCTCGCTGATGCACGGGCGGCTGGAAGAGGACACGCACCTCGATGGTCGGGAACCCGGTGCAGCGCCCACCAAGGAATGCCCGAACTGCGCAGGCTCGGTGCCGCTACGGGTAACCGAGTGCCCGCTGTGTGGTTACGAGTGGGAGCAGAGTGAGCGTACGGATGGGCGCTTGCCGGTCGGCGCGTTTGCGATGACCGAGATCGATCTCCTGAGCGGCTCCAACTTCAGTTGGGTCGATCTGTTCGGTGCCGGCGACACGCTGGTTGCCGCAGGCTTTGAGTCCTGGGCCGGGGTGTTCGGGATCGACGGACGTTGGTACGCCCTCGGTGCGGCCAGCGGCGAACCGGTGCGCCTTCTCGCCCATGGCGATCGGTTGATTGGCCTGGCCAAGGCGGACGACTGGCTCAACGCCCACGAAGCGGCCGACGCCGCGCACAAGACCAAGCGCTGGCTTGGCGAGCCGCCGACCGACAAGCAACTGGTGCATCTGCCGCCGGCGGCGCGGCAGGACTTCGGTATGACGCGCTACCAAGCAAGCGCCCACCTGTGCTTTCGGTTCAATCGCAGCGCGATCCAGCGGTTGATCTGGCAGGCGCACACCGGTGATTTGCGGAGCGCCGCATGAATGCCCTCACCTTCGACCTCTATCCCCGCATCGAGTTCATCGCCGCCGCGCCTCAGTTGCGCGATCTGCAGCAGTCGGGTTTGTGGGCTGCTCTATCAGCCCACCAGCGACACCTGGCGGAGGTTGAACCGGACACCGATAGCGATGCGGTCAGCACGGTTCTGCTCGATGACCTGCTCAAGCGTCTACATCGCGCTGTGTCAGCAGTGGGAGGTACCCATGTTGGCACCTGACCGCATGCAGACCATGGAAGCGCAGGCGCGCGAACGCTGCCTGGGCGCGCTCGGCGATGTGGTCGCGCAGATCGGCATGCAGCGCGCGCTGGCCGACTACTCCAGGCCGGAAATCCTGCGCTTGGTGCAGGCGATCGTCAGCGCCTACCAGGTCGCCATGCGCCAGGTCGGCGAGGAAACGCTCGCCATCGAACGCGCGCACTTTGCGGCCCAAGGCCTGACGCACCCCGACGACGAGGCGCCCTTCTGATGCTCGACTTCAATCACCGTCCTTCCCTGTCCGAGCAGATCAGCGCAGCGATCGACACGGCGCTGCAGGCAGAACGTGCCGCCCAGACGCCGCGCGATTATCTCGGCGCCAGCCGTGTCGGCGCCGCCTGCGAGCGGCAACTGCAGTACGAATACGCCGGAGCACCGGTCGACGCCGGGCGCGAGTTCAAAGGCTCGCTGCTGCGCGTGTTCGATGCCGGTCATCTGTTCGAGGACCTGGCCATTCGCTGGCTGCGCGCGGCCGGATTTGATCTCGTGACGCGCACTGCGGGCGGCGAACAGATCGGGTTCTCAGCGGCGGGCGGACGCCTGCGCGGTCATGTCGACGGCATCGTGGTGGCGGCGCCTGATCCCCTCGGGTGTGCGCTACCGATGCTGTGGGAATGCAAGACCATGCACGACGCCAGTTGGAAGGACACCGTAAAGCACGGCGTCGCGCGCTCCAAGCCGGTCTATGCAGCGCAAATCGCGCTCTACCAGGCCTACCTGGAGCCCCTGATTCCGGGCATCAGCGCGAATCCGGCGCTGTTCACCGCGATCAACAAAGACAACCAGTCGTTGCACTTCGAATCTGTCGACTTTGATGCGGAGGTGGCGCAGCGCATGAGCGATCGCGCGGTGCGCGTGCTCGATGCCACCGCAGCGCACGAGTTGCTGCCGCGCTGCGCGACGTCGTCCACGCACTTTGTCTGCAAGTCCTGCGCGTTCCAGGATCGCTGCTGGAGTCAGCGATGACGCAGGTGCTGGACTTCAATGATGCGGCGGAGCCGACGCGGCGCAGCATCGACGCGGACTTGATCCGCGACGGTCTGCTCGATCGACTGGAATCGATGCTGCGCACCTATCTGCCGGCGGGCGTGTTCCGTGCCGGCAAGTTCCAGATCGGCAATGCGCGCGGCGAGCCGGGCGACTCGTTGTCGGTGTCGCTAGACGGACCCAAGCGCGGACAGTGGTATGACTTCGCGACCTCGCAGGGTGGCGATCACATCGAGTTGTTTGCGCAGGCGCAGGGACTGTCGGCAAGGAGTGATTTTCGGGAGGTGCTGGAGCGCGCGGCGCAGTGGTTGGGTGCGGCGCCGACAGATGCGAGCAACTCGGCTCCAGTCCGGGCAGTCGCCTCCCGGGTTCGCACGCGCGCGACCGACGCGCCGGACCTCGGGCCGCCGACCGCCAAGTGGGACTACCTCGCCGCCGACGGCGCGTTGCTGGCGTGCGTCTATCGCTACGAGCCCGAGCCTTGCGCTAAGGAGTTCCGCCCGTGGAACGTGCGCACGGGCCGGTTCGAAGGGTTGGATCCGCGGCCGCTGTACAACCAGCCGGCGCTGGCGCGCGCCGAGACCGTAATCCTGGTGGAGGGTGAGAAGTGCGCTCAGGCCCTGATCGACCTTGGCATCTGCGCGACCACGGCCATGCACGGTGCGCGCGCCCCGGTCGACAAGACGGACTGGTCGCCGCTGGCCGGCAAGGACGTGCTGATCTGGCCCGACAAGGACAGCCCGGGCTGGGACTACGCGATCGCTGCCAGCGAGGCCATCGTCGCGGTTGGCGCGCGCAGTTGCGCGATCTTGCTGCCGCCGGAGGACCGCAGTGAGGGTTGGGACTGCGCCGACGCGGTCGTCGAGCAAGTCGATGTGCCGGCGTTCATTCGCGACGCCGAGCGCATGGTGATCCACGGGCCGGCCTTGCCCAGCGCGCCGGATGACGCGGAACAGACACCGGCCGCGGTCTGGGGCACCGAAGATGGCATGGCGCTGCACTTCACTGCCCGCTACTCGCCGGACTGGCGCTATGTGGCGGCCTGGGGTCAGTGGCTGGTGTGGACCGGCATGCGCTGGGTACCGGAAGCCACGCTGCGCGCTACCGATTTAATCCGCGCGGTCTGTCGCCAGCACGCGCTGGAGGCGGACTCGCCGCGGCTCGCGGCCAAGCTGGCGGCCAGCGGCACCGTCGCCGGCGTCGAGCGCCTGGCCCGCAGCGATCGACTGCACGCGGCCAACGCGGACGAATGGGATGCCGATCCCTGGCTGCTGAACACATTGGGTGGCGTCGTCGATCTGCGAAACGGCAGCGTGCGGCCCCACGACCGGGCCGATCGCATGACCAAGCTCGCAGCCGCACGCCTGGGCGACCCAGGCGCTTGTCCGACCTGGCGCAAGTTCCTGGTCGAATGCACCGGTGGCGACAGCGAGTTGATCGACTACCTGCAGCGCATCTGCGGCTACGGCCTGACCGGCAAGACGAGCGAGCACGCACTGTTCTTCCTCTATGGCACGGGCGCCAATGGCAAGAGCGTGTTCGTGAACACGTTGAGCGCATTGCTCGCGGAGTACGCCACGCATGCGCCGATGGAAATGTTCATGGAGACCCGGTCGGATCGGCACCCGACCGACCTTGCCGGTCTGCGCGGCGCGCGCCTGGTGTCCTCGGTCGAAACCGAACAAGGCCGGCGCTGGAACGAAAGCAAGATCAAGACGCTGACCGGCGGCGACAAGGTCTCGGCGCGGTTCATGCGCCAGGACTTCTTCGAGTACATCCCGCAGTTCAAGCTGCTGATCGCCGGCAATCACAAGCCTTCGATCCGCAACCTCGACGAGGCCATGCGTCGCCGCCTGCAACTGATCCCGTTCACGATCACCGTGCCGCCCGAGCGACGCGACAAGCAACTCGAAGACAAAATTTGGCGCGAGCGAGACGCCGTGCTGGCGTGGATGGTCGAAGGGTGCATGGCATGGCAACGCACGGGCCTGCGCCCGCCGCGTTGCGTGGTCGAGGCCACCGATGACTACTTCGAAAGCGAAGACGCGCTCGGCCGCTGGATCGAGGAGCGCTGCTTCGTCGAACGCGTCGCGCGCGCCACCGCCGCAGATCTCTTTGAGGACTGGCGCGGTTGGGCCGAGAAGGCCGGCGAGTTCGCCGGCTCGATCAAGCGCTTCTCCGAACTCCTGACCAACCGCCGATTCGAGCGCGCCAAGTTCAGCGGCGGCACGCGCGGATTTGTCGGCATCTCACTACGCCCCAAACCCGTCGGCCCGCTGCCCTACCGCGACGACTGACCCCAACGAGAGGACACCATGAACCCCACGATCCTGGCACTCGACCTTGGCACTCAGACCGGGTGGGCGATCGCCAATCCTAGCGGCGCCATCACCAGTGGCACGCAGAGTTTTCGGCCGCAGCGATTCGAGGGCGGCGGCATGCGCTACCTGCGCTTTCGTCGCTGGCTCGATGAGGTGCACCAACTAATGTTGGTCGGCGAAGTCCACTTCGAGGAAGTGCGCCGGCATCAAGGCGTCGATGCAGCCCACGTTTACGGCGGACTGCTCGGTCAACTCAGCGCCTGGTGCGAGCAACACCAGATCCCTTACGCCGGCGTGCCGGTCGGCACCATCAAGCGCGCGGCGACGGGCAGTGGCAATGCCAGCAAAGCCGCGGTGATCGCCGCGGTGGAGCGGCGCGGGTTTGCACCAAAGGACGACAACGAGGCCGACGCGATCGCACTGCTGCTGTGCGTTTCGCCGCACGCCAACACGGCCAACACGAAGGAGGCCGCATGAGCCTCACCCGCCCCGTCACCAAGATCCGCATGCCGGCCACCACCAAGGAACTGGCAGCGATGCTCGAAGAAGCCTGCCGCACCGCCCGCAAACTCCCACCCGCCGGCCCCCGCGGCTACGCCTCAATCTGGCCCCAGATCCCGCGCAGCGCCAGCGAAAAGTTCGCCGCCGACGACCGCCCCGTGTTCTTTCAACCCAGCGGCGCTGCCATCGACCGCATGCTCGCCTGCTTCGAGTGGGTCAGCGCGCTCGAAGAAGAACATCGGCACCTGCTGTGGAAGCGCGCCAGCCACGAGCCCTGGAAAGACATCTGTGCGTGGATGGGGTGCGATCGGACGACTGCTTGGCGGCGGTGGAATGGGGCGTTGAATTCGGTGATAGCCCAGCACACGTGACCCACTTTGGGGCCAGCCACACGCCCCTTTATTGATGCCCAGGGCCCCCAAACTGTCTGGAGCCGTGTCAGGCGATCGCCTGCTGTAGCTCGCGCGTGTGCGTGCTGCCGTGCGTTTCGCGAAGCTCGGCGCGAACTTCCATCAGCAACTGGCCAAGCTTGTTCTTCCCCACACCGTTGACTTCGCCCCAAAGCCGGTTGACCGCGGAATCCACCGTTGCAGACTCAACTAGCCTCACGTCGCCAGTGCCCAAGAGGAGGTGCCTCAGATCCGTGTGCTGTGAGAACTTCGCTTGCAGGATTCGTTTCATCCGATCGAACTTCTTCGTAGACCAGCCCGGAGAGATGTCCCAGTAGTAGAGGCCATGGGCCGCCATGGCCAGAAGCGCCGGGGAAGGCGCTGCCATGAGCCAAGCACGGACCTCGGGCTTTCGCGCCTTCCCAGCTTGGTAAGCGTGCTCGGCCGTCGGAAAGACCTCGTCTTCGAACTCGAAATCGCGGCGGTAAAGGTTGCTGAAAGCGCCGTAGGGGCGCTCATTGGCCCGGTAGAACTGGATCTCGCTCGGCATGGTTTGCATGTATTGCTTTAAATGTGTTATTAATTGCATTAATAATTGAAATAGTCAAGTGGAACATCTCGCATGCCGCGCGGCCGGACTCCTTCCAGAAGCGATGAGAACGCGATCGCAACAGTAGCAGCGGTGAGGGATTTTCTGCAAAAGACTGCGCTGTCTCCGACCGCGCTTGCGAGCAAGATCGACGTCAGCGCTAGCGCAGTCCTGCGCGCACTCAACGCCGATCCGCCAGCATGGACCCCAACGCTGAAAAGACTCGATATTTTCGTTAATTCGCAATGTCCGACCGCTCTGGCTGGCTCGAACGCGCTTGAGCGTCACTTGCGCGCTCTGCGCGGTGCCGGCTCAGCCAGCGCCACGGCCGCGGTCCTGCGGGCCGTGGCCGATCTTTTGGACTTGGAGGCGGCGGGCTAGCGCCTCAGGCGTAAACGCAATGGTCTGCGGCATCAACCCGGGGAATCGGCCTTGGCAAAGGCGCCGGGGCGTGAGATTGAGTGGCGTGCAACTGGTCAAAGAGAGCGCGCGCAGGCGCGTCGTACAGGCCGCCTCGCGCGCCCAAGAAGCCACAGCTCCATGCGGCCACACCGGCGGCACGCTGCAGCAAGGCCGCCAATTGATCGAAAGTCAAGTCCGCAGGCTTTCTCTGCGCCTGTGCCAAGCCGAATAGCAGAGCACTGGTAAACCAATCGCCGGCGCCACACGCGTCAATAGCCGCAGAATTGTGGACAGCAGCCGTGACGGCGTTGAGCGCGCCCACGCGCCCAAGCGACCATCGCAATCCTTCACTTCCGCGGGTTTCAACCCACAGCACCCGCTGGTTAGGCGGCGCCTTGCCTCGCAACGCACTCGCGCGATCGCTCGAGAATTTCACCACATCCGCGATCGCCATCATGTCCGCCATCCAAGGTGCATCGGACGCGCTCGATGGCTCGTAAACCACCAGTGCGCCGCGTTCATGTGCCAGTTGGGCGAGACCCAGTGTGCCGTCCGAAAGCCGATCCGCGAAGAACACATCGGCTTCGCGCACGTGGCGTGACTGGCGGCGCAGCCATGCATCGGACGGGCGCGCGTAGCGCGGCAGGCGTCGGGAGCAGACTGGACATGCGTCGGAAAACCAGTGCCTTGCGTGCCCGTTGGCGTCCGTGTGGATGTGGTGCGCAAACATCGGCGCGGGCGCAGCTTCTTCGCTGGTATACGTGTGTACGCCGCCACGATGCATTTCGTCGAGCACAATCCGACCGGACGCCGACGGGGCCATTGCGCCCAACCAACTCGCGTGCCAGCCCAATCGCGCCAAAATGGCCAAAACATTGCCGCAGGTCCCGCCGCCGCTGGCTGACAGTCGCTGGCCGTCGCTCTGGTGTTGCACGATCAGGTCAAGCGCAAGAAGACCTGTTCCGACGAGGCGGGGCATGCGGAGAATCCATCGTGCGGGCGGAAGTCATGCGGCAGGGTAGGCCTGACCGGTGAGCCAAAGGTGAATCAGACCGTACGGCTGGACCCCGGGCGGATGCGTCATCTTATACCGCTGGGTCTCGACATAAACGATAGGAAGGTCCCGTTCCAGCGCCGCCAGCAGGGCCCCAAGGGCCATCGCCTTGGTCCCCAGTGGCGACAAGACTGTCATTGAGCCGCCCTCGATCTGGAATGCCGCCCTGCGAAGCGTGTCGATCCGCAGGATTGTGCGGTACAGGTCGAGCGGGTCGTCCTCGGCCGCGTACAGCAGATCGCGATCGTCGACCAACCAGGTCTCGGAAATCTGGACCCGATAGGCCTCGACCAACTCTTCCACTGCGCGGGGACTGCGCGCCGGGAACGGCAAGATCGGGCAAATTTCGTCGAAACGCATGCGATTCTGGATGACGTCCAGCGCCGCCGTCGCGCGCTTGCCCAACTGTGGCAGCCACAATTTTGGCTTGTGGGCGCCCGCGGTGGTCATCAGCTCTTCACCGAAGCCTGGGACCATCTGATGCTGGTCCATGAGTTCGGTGCGGACCGCATCGTCGGTCGTTGGACTGGTGAGTACCAGAACATGCACGTTGGGGAACCCCGCGGTGGCATCGGCCAGGCTCACCAGGTACCGGATCAGTGGGAAGCTGATGCCCGTAGACAGCGCGCTCACATCGACTACGATGTCGGTCACGCCGGCCAGTGACAGTCGGCGAAACATATCGACGACACGCTTACCCGCCACGACCGTCTTCTCGTCCTCAGAGAAAATGTCGACCTTGTGGACTTGGCTGCGCGGCATCAGTGCTTGGAGCGTCGCTTGATTGGTATCGGCGCTATGCAGCAGCGTCGCATCCGGCCGCGGACGGTGTTCGCGGATCAGGTGCGCCTGCAGCCGCGCGGAGGTTGCATCATGCAGAAGCGTCGCGTTTGTCGTTGTCCGCGGATCGAATCCGGCACCGCACACAAGCAGCACGTCGCGATCGGTCTGGCCGAAGTAATCCGCGATGAACTGCCGGGCAGCAGCGTCGCGGTGCGAGATGCACGGATCCCAACGCGAACTCATGCTTGGCCCTCTGCGCGCTGCACGATGCGCTCTACGTCGGCGACGCGGCGCTCGAGGAAGCCGCCGCGCTGGAGCGTGAGGCCGTGTGATAGCAGGATCGGACCCGAAAGTTCGATCAGGCACCAGTCCTTGTTTTTCGCCCGCTGCTCCGGGACCAGCGCGAACACGTTGTAGGCGACGCCGAATTGCAACACGCGCGCCAAGTCCGGCTGGTCTTGCGTGATTCGGTTGAACTCCGCCATCGGGATTCCGATGGCACTGGCACCCCCGCCTAGGCTGGCGTTGGGCTCGAGCGACTTCCGAACGCACTCCTGGGCGATGCCGTTGGCGAGTTGGCGGACCAAATCGGACTCGGGGAAATTCCAGCCGGCGATCATCGCCTGGGAGTGCGCGCGCAAGGCGCTGAACTGCTGGAGGGGTGCAAGCCGCGCCTCGGCTGATCGAATGACGCGCGTAAGGAGCAGATTGACCAGTTGTCCGGCGAAATCCAGGAAGCGCTCGGTGTTCTCGTTGGCTAGGTCGGCGAGATCTTCGAAGCCGTACAGGTACGGGATCTCGGCCTTGTGCCACAGGTGGATACGAGCCCCGTGCTCGACGCCTGGATTCGGGCGCACGACATGCTCTTCGATGTCCGAGTCGACCGCGCTATCAAAGATAGAACTCTGCCGGACCTTCTTGCCCTGCCGACTGACCAAGATGGCCGTCATCGCGCATCCAACCGTCTCGGCCTCGACGCCCCGCACGGCCCGGTCCTCCAGGTACACGCCTACTTGTTGCTTGATGTCCTTGACCCAGGTCGCCGGCAGGTGGGTGGCCTTGATCACATGTTCCATCGCTGTGTCGGCGGCCTTCTGCTGCGTCTTGGTGATGTTCTCCAAGCGCTCTTCCAGCATCTGCCGGATATCCGTCGCGCCGCGCGTCTGCATGACGGGGATCTGTGCCAGGTACCGTTTGCACAACTGCTGGGCGACCTTACGGAAGTCCGTCCGGGACTTGCTGCGCTCGCTCTGGAGCCTGATCTCGAGGACATCGCGTCCCAACTGCAAACCCGGCTCCGCCGCATCCGACAAGCCCTGCGCCATAGGCTTGCCGTACAGGATCTGCTCGGGACCGAAGGAGTCGAATCGCGTCAGCATCCATCGGGCAATGCGCACCTCGCGCCCCGCCAGCCAACGGATCAGGTGCTTCTGCTGCTCCACGTGCAAGTGCTGCAAGTCGTCAAGTACCAGCAGCGGCAGAATTTCGCAGTCCCGATCTTCAATCGGCGCCGTGAAGCGGTCCAACAGATCGATCGGTGCGTAGGCGTCGTTGAGCTCCAGCGGAAACTGGTCCATCGGCGGAGGGAGCAGCGCGCCGCACACCCGAATGACGGCGCGCTCGACCGCAATGGCCCGACCCATGGCCTCCCGCGCCGTCGCACCCCCGATGCTGTCGAGTTCGCCCGGCGTGCCACGGCGGCCCACCAACTGGACGGATTCCAGAGGAATCTTCGAGTCCGTGAAGCCCTGCAGCCAGCTGAGCATCGCGCGGGCGTTGATCAGCGAGCGCAGCAGACGGTGACGAATCGCCGGATCGTACGGACATTCCCAACAGTCACGATACGCCTCCTCCATCGATAGGCGACATCCGGCGGTGCGCGGGAATCTCCCTTCGTAGGCTTTGCAGTTGGCCAACACGTCACGTAGGTCACCCAGTTGCGGCGACGTCTCGGCCATGTCCTGGAGCGTGCGCAACGTCGGCAGCCGAAACAGGTGTGCGAGCGTCGTCTTACCGCTGCCCGGAGTGCCACTTACGATCACCAAGCGATCAAACAATGCATCACTCTCAGCGTGCGGACGCAAGTACGTGTCGAACGGCGCCGGCGCCACGTACGGCAGCAACGCGTGGTCGTAGCGAACCTTCTCGATTGCACGTTTATCGAACGGACTGGTCATCTCGCTCCTAGGAGTGCCGCTGTCGGCGGCGGAAGAGCGGACGCACTTGGCAAGGGCCGATGTACTTACCGACCTCCGTCTCCGCCCAAAGCAGGGCGACGCTGTTGTTGGGGGTATTGTGGTCCAAGACGAGGGGCAACGCGCAGCCGGCGTATCCCAGCCCGAGGTGCTTCACGCCGCCCTTAAGGGTGTGGCTGGTTTCGATGCCCTCGTCGTAATAGGCCTGGGCAAGTGCCACGAAGTCCGAATCAGTGCTCGCGTCGAGCGGCAGGGTCTCCGGATACAGCAAGCCATACGATGGGACGACTGCGTTGCTGACCTTGGCCCACAACGTCGGCTCTGACGCTCTAAAGCCGTCGATCGCCGCAACCAAGTGATCGCGAGCCTTCGGCGTTCCGATAAGGTGGTGCACCAGAAGTTCGAAGGGGTCCGTCACCAACGTGACGCGGTTGATGGCGCGCAGGAACTTCGGCAACTTGCCCTTCCACTTGCCAGATTCATCGCGCAGCAGCGACGTGCCCGACGCAGTGAAATCATCCACCAAGACAATCCGGCGAAACATCGCGGCCGGGTTACCTAAGTCCTTGCGCAACTCCTCGAGCAAATCGCTGCATTTATCGTCGGAGGGCTCGACTGTCACGACAACCTGTTCGTTGGAGATGCGACCGGCATTCGCATGGCGGAACGCGTCCAGTCGTGCACCGTCGCTCAATGCCAGGAACAAGGTCGAGCGCAGGTCGCACTGCATGTGCTGCCGGGCGGGGACGTTGACCAGCACTTCCCAGGACTTGACGGAAGTCGCCTGCATGGCCGACTTCACCAGCACAGGCCAAACGACCGTCGAATACAGCAGCTCAACCAATCGTTGACGCTCTGCGGCACTCACGAACACGAGCCGCTTTCGGACGAACGCGTAGGCGGCGGCGCGGTCGACCTGCGCAAATTGCTGCAGCCACGCCACCAAGCTTTCCAGGAACCGCATTCCCGCCAAGAACTCGCGATAGTCGTCGTACTTCAGGCGAGCCATCAGATCCATCCATCGGAACTCTTCCCTCGCCTCTTCGTCCGTCCAGTCCATTACGCTCGCTAGCAGGCGCAGCGCCGTATTGGTCTTCATGCGCGGTTAGCCTCCTC